ATGCTCATCATCCTATGAAAAAAATGGGTTATAAAAAATAAATATGTGGAAATTACTACTAGGTCTTCTTAAAGGAGGTGATGGTAGAAAATCTGTCGCTGGAGGTTTAGCTTGGGAAATAAGAGAAGCCATTAAAGGTAAAGAGCTTGATCCAGAAAAACTAATAGAATTACAAACAAAAATTAATATGGTTGAAGCCTCGCATAGAACTTTATTTGTTGCAGGGTGGCGACCTTTTGTAGGTTGGATATGTGGTTTTGCTTTAGCATATAATTTTGTTATTCGTGATTTATTTATATGGATTACAAAATCAACAGACGTACCACCACCACTACAAATGGAACATTTAATGACTGTACTATTAGGTATGTTAGGATTAGGTGGACTTAGAACTTATGAAAAAATAAAAGACAAAGTAAAATAAAAATGGGATATTATCAAAATAATTTAAGTGATTTCGCAACCGGTGGAATAGAGTTGCAAGAATCTAAAACACTCAAAGCAGCTATATTAAGTAATTTATCTACTAACACTATAGCTGGTTTACCAGCAAGTAGTACTGCTATTGTATATGCTACTGGAGGTACATATCCTGGGGCTGCTAGTATTGAAACAGTAACTACTCCAAGAGGTGTTACTTTAGGTGCTACTTTTTTAGTTACCACGGATGGAGCAGGAGCAGTAACTAGTGTTACTGTTGTAAATCAAGGACCAAATGTTGGTGTTGCTGCACAAACAATAGAATTTAGTTTAGCTTCATTAAATTTAGCTTTTGGTTCAACAGGAATAACAGGAGCACTTACAGCTACTATTGCTGGTGGTGATTTAGATAGACCAAGCGGTATATTTAATGAGAAAAAACCTGCTTTATATGTAGGTGGTACAGGTGATATAAAACTAACGTTAGCATCTGACTCACAACCTATAGTAGTAAAAAGTATAGCAGCAAGTACAATTTTACCTTTTGCTGTATCAAGGGTATATAACTTAACAAGCGATACAGAAACAACAGCAACAGAAATTATAGCGCTGTTATAAAATAATTATTAATTTAAATTTAATCAAATGACAAAAAAAATAAAAGAAGCTAATAAGCTTACAGATGACCAACTAGCTACTATTAGAAAACAACAAGAAGAAATAGCTCAAATATTAAAAGATGTGGGTTTTTTAGAAACACAAAAACATGGTTTACTTCACAAGTATGCCGGTATTGTGGAAAAAGTAGAAGAGTTTAAAGTAGAATTAGAAAAAGAATATGGTGCTGTAAATATTAGTTTAGAAGATGGTACATGCACACCTATAGAAGAAAAAACAGAAAAAAGTGAGTAACGTTATAAGAAAAATCAGTATTGGATCTGATTATAAAAATGATGCTATGCACTATGCTGTAGGTCAACAAGTGTATGGCGGTCATACTATTTCACATATATTATGCGATGAAGAAAGTCAATCGTATAATATTTTTATAAAAAAAGATGATGAAGTATTGCCTTGGAAAAAATTTAATTCTCAAATGGCAGTATCGGTTGAATATGATTTAGAATATTAATGAATAGTATATATCAATTTATTATAAAACCTATAGGTGAAAGATATAATAATAAATTAAAAATCAACAACACAGAACTTATACTTAACTCAAGTATATCAAATCATAAATTTATAAATAGACATGCTGAAATAGTTGCTGTACCTCTTGCTTATAAAACAAATATAAAAAAAGGTGACAAAGTTATAGTACATCATAATTTATTTAGAAGGTATTATAATTTAAAAGGCAAATCAGTAAATAGTACTAAGTTTTTTAAAGACAATTTATATTTTGCACATCCATCTCAAATTTATATGTATTATAAAAAAGGGTGGAAAACAAACGCAGATTATTGTTTTGTAAAACCAGTATTAGAAAAAGATGTATATAAAGATACCAAATTAATAAAAAATACTGGAGTATTAAAATATACAAACAGCACGTTAGAAGCCCTTAAAATTAACACAGGAGATCTAGTTGGGTTTAAAAGTAATAGAGAATTTGAGTTTGTTATTGATAATGAACTTTTATACTGTATGGAATCAAATGATATTTTATTTAAATATGGAAATAAACAAAACCAAAAAACGTATAATCCAAGCTGGGCAAAAAGCAGTTGAAGAATTAATAAAAGTAGCTAAAGAAAAAATTGTAGATTCAGAAGATGATGTATCAGCTGACAGATTAAAAAATGCTGCTGCTACAAAAAAATTAGCTATATTTGATGCTTTTGAAATACTATCAAGAATTGAAGAAGAAGAAAATATAATTAATTCTATTAATAAAAATACTAAAGCTTCTAATTTTGGAGGTTTTGCTGAAGGAAGATCTAGATAATGTATACAAACACTTTATATAAAATTTTACCTAATCATATAAAACCTAAAATTATAAAAAATAATAATAGGTATAAAAAATGGGAACCCGGTTATAACAAAGAACACGATGTAGTTGTTATAAGTAAAACAGGTAAAATAGGTGAAATATATGAAATACAGGGTTTAAAAATAGCTTTACCTTTAAGTGAAAATGTATATAAAAGATCTGTAAATAAAACAGATCAATATTGGGAAATATTTGAGTACCCAAAACAATTATCAAAACTTAAAACAGTTTTTGATTGGAACCAAACATCATTAGATTTTAAAAATACTTGGTATGATTATATTGACGAAGAGTTTAAAAGACGTGAAGAAGGCTTTTGTTTCTATAACAAAGGTATTCCTAGCTATATTACTGGGTCTCATTATATGTACTTGCAGTGGACAAAAATTGATGTTGGCAACGCGGAATTCAGAGAAGCCAATAGAATCTTTTTCATATTTTGGGAAGCCTGTAAACTTGATACCAGATCCTATGGAATGTGCTATCTCAAGAATAGAAGATCGGGATTTTCTTTTATGGCCTCATCAGAACTCGTACACCAGGCAACAATATCTAGTGATTCACGGTACGGGATATTATCAAAGACTGGAGCGGATGCGAAGAAAATGTTTACAGACAAAGTGGTACCAATATCCGTTAATTACCCATTCTTTTTTAAACCAATACAGGACGGTATGGATCGTCCCAAAACGGAACTTGCATATCGTGTACCCGCGTCGAAGTTCACAAGGCGTAAGATCGATCAGAATGAACGTCCCGAGGAACTCGTTGGGCTCGATACCACGATCGACTGGAAGAATACCGGTGACAACTCATACGACGGGGAGAAACTCAAACTCCTCGCACACGATGAATCGGGCAAGTGGGAGAGGCCAGATAACATCCTCAACAACTGGAGGGTCACGAAGACAACGCTAAGATTAGGTAGTAGAATTATAGGTAGGTGTATGATGGGATCTACATCTAATGCTTTAGATAAAGGAGGTAATAATTTTAAAAAATTATATGATGCGTCAGATGTTACAAAAAGAAACCGCAACGGACAGACTAATTCAGGATTATATAGTTTGTTCATACCTATGGAATGGAACTACGAAGGATACCTTAATACTTATGGGTTTCCTGTATTCGAAACTCCAAAAAAACCGGTCAAAAGTATTGATGGATCCAACATTGAAATTGGCGTTATCTCACACTGGGAAAACGAAGTTGAAGGTTTAAAAAATGATCAAGACGGTTTAAATGAATTTTATAGACAATTTCCTAGAACAGAAAAACACGCTTTTAGAGATGAAGCAAAACAATCTTTATTTAATCTAACTAAAATTTATGAACAAATTGATTATAATGAAGATTTAAGAAATACAAATGTAATTACAAAAGGTAATTTTCAATGGGAAAATGGGATTAAAGATAGTAGAGTTATATTTATTCCTAATAATAATGGTAGATTTTTAGTTTCCTGGGTACCTAATGATAATTTACAAAACAAGTATATTATAAAAAATGGTGTTAAATATCCAGGTAACGATCACACTGGTGCTTTTGGTTGTGATCCATATGATATTTCAGGAACAGTTGATGGTAGAGGTTCAAAAGCTTCTTTGCATGGTTTAACTAAGTTTTCAATGGAAGATGTACCACCTAATTTATTTTTTTTAGAATATATTGCAAGACCTCAAACAGCAGAAATATTTTTTGAAGATATTTTAATGGCTTTAGTTTTTTATGGTATGCCATTACTTGCAGAAAATAATAAACCTAGATTATTATATTATTTAAAAAGAAGAGGTTATAGAGGTTATTCTATGAATCGTCCTGATAAAGTATATAATAAATTATCTGTTACAGAAAGAGAAATAGGTGGTATACCTAATTCAAGTGAAGATATAAAACAAGCACATGCAGCTGCAATAGAGGATTATATTGAAAATTTTATTGGATTTAATAATGAAAGATATGGCGATATGTATTTTCAAAGAACACTAGAAGATTGGGCTAAGTTTAATATTAATAACAGAACTAAACATGATGCTTCTATAAGTTCTGGCTTAGCTATTATGGCTTGTAATAAAAATAGATATGCACCTACAGTAAAAAGAACTATAAATAATTTACCTTTAGACTTTAAAAAGTATAATAATAAAGGAGTAACTTCAAAAATACTAAATTAATGGTTAATATTAACTATAACAGTGCTTTTCCAGATCAGGTGGTACCTGAAGAAGAGAAAAAGTCAAAAAAGTATGGTTTACAAGTAGCCCAAGCAATTGAATATGAGTGGTTTAAAAACTCTAGTGGTCAAAATAGGTATATTAATAATTTTCAAAACTTTAATAGATTAAGACTTTATGCTAGAGGAGAACAACCGGTACAAAAATATAAAGATGAATTAGCTATAAATGGTGATTTATCTTATTTAAATTTAGACTGGAAACCTGTACCAATATTATCTAAGTTTGTAGATATAGTAGTAAATGGTATGACACAAAAAGGTTATGAAATAAAATCTTTTGCTCAAGATCCATTTGCTATAAAAAATAAAACTACATTTGCTCAAAATGCTATAAGAGATATTGAAAATAAAAAAATGATAGAGGGTTTACAAGCACAGCTTGGACCAAATGCTAATTTATTTGCTTCTGCATCACCAGATGATTTACCAGGAACAATAGAAGAACTAGATCTTTATTTACAATTAAACTTTAAACAAAGTGTTGAAATAGCAGAAGAAGAAGTTATAAATACTATTTTAGAGTATAATAAATATGATCAAGTTAAAAAACAATTAGCATATGATCTTACAGTTTTAGGTATTGGTTGTGTAAAAACAGGATTTAATTTATCAGAAGGAGTAACTGTAGATTATGTAAATCCAGCTAATTTAGTATATTCATATACAGATGATCCTAATTTTGAAGATATATATTATGTAGGTGAGGTTAAAAGTATGTCATTATCAGAAGTTAAAAGACAATTTCCTTATTTAACAGATTCAGAATTAGAAGAAATACAAAAATATCCTGGTAGAAATACATATTTAGAAAATACTTGGTGGGGTCAAGACACTAAAGATCAAGTACAAATATTATATTTTGAATATAAAACTTATCAAGATCAAGTTTTTAAAATAAAACAAACGGAACAAGGTTTAGAAAAAACATTAGAAAAACCAGATACATTTAATCCACCACCTAGTGATAATTTTGAAAGAATTGCTAGATCAATAGAAGTATTATACACTGGAGCTAAAGTTTTAGGACTTGGTAATAATCTTTTAAAGTGGGAATTAAGTGAAAACATGACAAGGCCTTTTGGTGATACAACTAAAGTTAACATGAATTATGTTATTAGTTCACCTAGAATGTATCAGGGTCGTATAGAATCCATTGTAAGTAAAACAGTTGGATTTGCAGATATGATTCAGTTAACTCATTTAAAACTACAGCAAGTAATATCAAGATTAGTACCTGATGGTGTTTATTTAGATGTTGATGGGTTAGCAGAGGTTGATTTAGGTAATGGTACAAATTATAATCCTGCTGAAGCATTGAATATGTATTTTCAAACAGGTAGTGTAGTAGGAAGATCTTTAACTCAAGATGGTG